AATCAGATTGCCTTGAGCATCTACTTGATCGCCAAAAAGACTGCGCAGGAGAAGATTATTGAGGTCTGAAGTGTCTTCTGCAAGTTGCGTAGTTGTCTGGGTTTGAGTTTGTGTGTCTGCTTGAGTGCTGGTTGGGGCAACCGTCGGCGTCACCGTGGGCGCTGTTGTCGGTGCAAACGTTGGCGTTACTGTCGGTGCAGTAGTCGGTGCAGTAGTCGGGGTAGCGGTGGGTGTTTTGCCACCAAAGATTGAATCCGGCAGGCCCAACTCTTCGGCAAGTTGCCGATAAGTAACGGCTTGGTTGTCTATGTCATAGAAGGCCACCATGTCCGGCGATGAGTTCTCAAAGAACTTCGCCATGTCCGGCTTAGTCGTGGAGGTGGTCTGTGTTCCGGCTGCGGTCTGACCAAATGCACGGTCAAGCATGGACTGCAAATCCGCGCCTTGGATGGTGGGGTCATATCCCAGGCGAGTCAGCGCACCCGTCAGCAGATCGGCTGCTTGAGTAGCCGTAGATACGTTTGAGCCAGGACCAGTAAGAAGCGTAGTCGGGTCGTAAGAAGTCCCCGTAACAGTGGTGTCGCCTCCTGGGCGAGAGGCACCAAGGAACGTGACATCCTGATAGTTGCCAGATGTCCGATTGAAAACCCCCTCGATCAACGAACTGATGTCTGGGTTTGTCCGTGATGCGTTTACGGCGCTAACCAAAGCGCCCGACAAAATGACGGCCTCTGCTGCTGTCCGGCCAAGGTCCTTATCCCACGGGTTTCCGTTGGCAAGGTTTTGCCACATCTTGCCGGTAACTTCTTCCGCCGTGTTTTCTCCCAACTCCTTTACAAGAGTTGAACGAACAACATTGCGAGCAGTATCCCCAAGGAAATTATTGGCCGCTGTCTTTACGCTCGCAGGAATAACAGACGTTCCTGCCGCACTAAAGAGTGATTTTTCAAACGCAGTCGAGCCAGGAATAACCGATTGAATCAAGCCCGATGTTGTCCCCGCAGCAAGGCCCGCTGCTGCGCCACGCTCGATTGCTTGAGCATTGGTCGCGCCCGTGGCAATCGCTTCATCAATCGTGCTGCGAGCGACATCTAGTCCGTGCAAACCTGACGTGGCAACGATTGTTCCAACCGTCTGCCCGGTAGCCCCCATCTTTATCAATTGCAGGGACTTGAGTACCGCACCTGGGCCGGTCAGCGCGCCAAGACCTTCAGCAAACAGCCCGGCCAGTTGCATGGGCTCAACGCCATACTCCATCGCTGTGGCCGCTGCCTGATTCCAAAAGCCCTCGGGAGCGTTTGCAATTACATCATTTAACTTTTGCCGCCCTTCTTTAAATTGAGGCGATAGCGTCTGGTCGAGATGATTTAGGAAAGAAGCGGTGTACTGAGTCAGCGCGCCACTGGGTTGGTTTGATGCAATGTCATACGCCGTGCCTGCGGTTCCTGCGGTGGCTCCAACAACGCCCTTTGTGCCAAGCGTCATCAGGTTGCCAAGTTTTACAAGCAACGAGTCTGGCTTTGCACGCTCTTCCTGCCAATCTTCAAAGGTCGGGATTCTTCCCAAACGCATTGCCAACGCCCCAATCATGGGGTTGTATTGCAAGTCGTCGTTGTAACGCTCTCGGTCGGTGTACTTGACGCCAGTGGTTTCTACGCGCTGAGATAGTGAAAAAGGTTTGCCGCTTGCGTCGTATCCAATCTCATCACTTTTTCCAGTTGGATCAACAGAATATCTTGGGTCAGTTACAACTCCTGATGTTGCACGCTCCTTGCCAATATTAGGCGCCGCAATCATGCCGTTGCCCTGCAAGTAATTATTTACAGCATCTCTAAGTTTGTCTTGATCTCCTGACCAAATATAACTTGCAGCCCAATTCAAAAGATTGGGTGTCATTTGATTTGCGGGAATCAAATCCTTAATCAAATTTGCGGCAACAGACTGGTTATCTGTTTGGATCGTGCCGCCGCCGGGGAGTTGAGCGCCAACCGTAAATTGGTTTGCACCTGTTCCGCCAGTGGTTGTGCCTGCACCTGTGCCCGTCGTGGTTACGTCCCTAACGCTTGGCAGTTCAGTGCCGCGAATGATGCTGATCAGTTCATCTTCGTCTATCGGGCCGACGGATGTAAGGTCATCCCCCGTAACTCTGACCTGCTGGACTGGAACGGTACCGGGTAGGCGCTTGATCCCCTTGTCATCAATTGCTTTTCCAAGTCCCGTAAGTTCCCCAAGTACAGCACTTAGCGTTGCGGGCTTGGAAAGGTCTGCATTACTTATAGCAAGACCAAGCCGAGCAGCCCGAGATGCAATGTCTGCATCAGGATGCCCGCTCAAATCGCCAAGGGCTGTGACCAGTGTGCGAGGATCAACATTGCCAGACGCCAACTGACCAACAATCGTAAACGCGCCTTGAATTTGTTTGGGTGTAAACCCAGAGCCAGATAGAGCAGAAGACAGGGCTGTGCCTGCGGCTGACGATGCCCCGCCAAGCGCGGCTTGTTGGAATACGTTGGAGAAGTCTCCCGTAGCAATTGCCTGGGGGAGAGCGCCTGCCGCCCCCGTTGCAGCGCCCGTTATGGCCGACCCCGCTGCCGCCCCTGTAAGACCAAGGTTCTTTACCGCTTCTGCGGCGTACTGATTGGCAAACTGCCCCGCCCCTGCTGCCGCTGCGCCAATTGCTGCGGCCTTGATGATGTCCGATCCTTCTGCCCCAGCAATGGCCGCGTTTGCCGCTCCAAGTGCTGCGCCACCAAGGGCTGCTGCACCGGCTGTCTTTACCCCCAAAGCGCCGCCGGAAAGCCACGATCCTATCTGTGGCACTCCCATAGTCGCGCCAATAAATGTGGCAAACATGGCGGCGGGCTTACGCCAACTCTCTGACTCATCATAGTTGTCAACACGGGTGATCTTGCCCTGTGCATCCAGATCAACGTAGTAGCCGCTGTCTCCACCGGTCTTCAGATTCATCTGATAACCGATGATGTTCCCGTTTGCGTCTGTCCTTACGATCTGCTCGTATGGAGTGCCTGCCGGAGCAAATGGGAGCGCAGAGCCCGTCTTGCCGGTTATCCCGGCAATGTCGTAGCCTTGAACACCGCCGTATCCGCCTGTGGGAGAAATAGAAAACTGTCCCAGTTGCTTGGGTACTGCCTGAAGCCCCGCTTCGCCCGCATCTACAAATGCGTTCTGACCAGTTATGTTGGTCTTCGCAAAGTTGATTGCATCTTGCAAAGACAGGACTGGAGCGCCTTGACGGCCCTCATAAGCACCGTAGCGAACATAATGCCGCTTGGCTTCTGCCTCAGTATCAATACCCGCTTGGCCCAAATCAGGGTTTAGGCGGACGTATTCCTGCCAATTAAACCCAGTTGGCACGCTTGAGAAATCTTCTGGCCTAAGCGCCATCTGCCCGGTCGCGTCATCAAAATATGATGTGCGGTACTGCTGTCCCCAGTTATCAATTGCTTGGGATGCGGTGGGGGTCGGCGCAGCAGGCGGCTGCATGCCCGTCACCCGGTAGTAATCAGCCAACGTGAAGTTGGTACCCAGGTTGGTGTTGAAGAGATCAACACCCTGTTGCGGCGTCAGCCCCTGCTGGCGTATGTAATCAAGGCCGCGCTGTGTTGCAAGAGTATTGTCTGCGCCACCAGCGTAAACATAGTCGCGGAAGTTAAACGGCGTAGGAGTGGGGGTCGGCGTAGGAGTAGGAGCGCCGCCGACGATATTCAGCAGATCGTCTTCTGTCGGCTCACGCTCATCGAAGAAGTTGGTCGCCATGATCTTATTGCGTCAGGTCGTAGAAGGACAGCGATCCAACCACGTCGCCCGTGGTGGCCCCAGAGACAGTTCTAACAGCGACGGTGTAGATGTCACTGACCCCGGCAATCGTTGCGCCTAGTTGAAGGTCAAAGTTGTACCCTGTGGCCGCGCTAAGACCCTGCGTACCACCTGAACCAGTCGAAGTCACATAGTCCGTCTGCACTATGGAGCCTCCCGTAGTGGCCGTGGCTGCTACATCAAACTCCACGTTGGAATCAGTCGGCACTGCCGTCCATGATGCGCCGGTCAGGGTGGGGTTCTTGATCAGTGCCACCTCGTAGTTCTGACTGGTCGTGGGCAGAACCTGTACCCGGTTGGGCAACACCACCGCACCCGTGCGCCCAGAGGCAAGGCGGATGGAGACTACGGGCAAGAAAGTAGAGCCGATGGTTCCCAAGACTGTGGTGCGTCGCGCCACATGGTCAATGGAGGTCTGTTCAAACCCGCCCTCGGAAATGACAGAGCAGCAGATGGCTTTCATCGAAGCCGCCACCGCAGCCGTGGTGGTCACAATCTCATACCGAACCGGCAAGATAGCCGTGGTCATGTAGACGTTGGTGATTTCGTTGGCGTTGTTAAACGTGTGGCAGACGATGTACTGGCCATTGATGATGAAGCCGCACCGAACTGATCCGACGCCAAGCCACTCAAAGTCCATCCACAGAATCTGCGCCTTGGACGGGTCAAGCGTGTATCCAGAGTCCCCGGTGCCATCCAGTTTGTCGCCGTTCCAGTCTGCCTGATTGACTGTCCGAACATTGGAAACAGAGCCTGTGACGTAGGAGCGCAGGACAAAAGAATAGACACCATCTACGCGCTGGAAGAACACACCGTTCTGGTCGTTGTAGTACCCCACCCGCTGCGTGAGGTTCAGGCTCATGCTGCTGTCCATCACGAAGGTGGCAAGCACCAACAAACCCTTCCCAGGCTGATAAGGGAATGAGCGGTAGGACTGCCTTAGGACAGAGCCGACACCGGCCCCGGTGACTTCCATCTTCACCGCCGCTTCGTTAGGCAGGAAGGACGTTGTTGCTTGCCACCTTCGTGATGG